CCTTTTCAGGGACGGTAACCTCCGTGTAAGGAGATACCCCGGTGGGTCTTAAACCCACCCGCCGAATCCACTCATTGGTAGATCACCATGAGACAGACTTACACACAATCCCACTAACAGTGGAATTATGTTCTGCCAGATTGTTAAAGAACAATCTAGTGATCTAAATTAAGTTATCATCGATGATATAAAACATCAGGAAACTAATTATGAAATTACTTCACAAAAAGATCCTTAATGTTTTAATCAAGGGATGATTTCAAAAATCTAGAACCTTAGAATTGTCACGGATTGTTAATCGAGACTTTTATCCTCTAATAGTAAAATATCAGAGAACAAAAGGATTACCATGAACTATTAAAAGAATTAAACTTTTAAGAAATCTGGTAACCCGCTACTTATCAGGAGATCCTATAAAGGTTCTCCCTGAAGTAGTTGGTATCGATAAGACTGGATTCCCAAAATCAATTCATTTCCTAAAGGATCTGATTGATTCTGGGGATTCACAGTCTATTCAATTTGTGTTGACATTAATGTCAATCTCACGCTCTTTTTCATGTGATGGTAAGATTGATCTCTCTACAATAACAGATCCCTATAAAGGAGAAAAGGATTTCTCAATCCCTTCTTCCTTTATGAGATTGTTTTGTAAAGAATTCAACCTTACTGTCGACCAGATGCCATGGGATCAAGGTAACATGTATTGAACTTCAAAAGCAGGTCCAAGATCAGGGAATGCACTTATTAGTGCCTTATCTGATATTGGTTCCTACACTGGAGTTCATACAATGTACATGATGACCATGTCACCTCATTTTTGCAGATGACTTTCAGAAATTCATCCAAAGATTAGATCCTCATGAAATGAGAATTTAAAATATGGAAAGATTTCACGAAGGTTATCTGTAATTAAAGACCCTGAAATGAAAATGAGAATAATAGCCATTTTTGACTATTTTACTCAAACCATCTTAGAGGCTTTAAGCGATCAGCTATTTAATATCTTGAGAAATAATTTTCCCCAAGATAGAACATTTACTCAGAATCCTCTCCTCCGAAAGAAGGAAGGGAATAAGTTCTGGTCAATGGATCTAGCTGCCGCAACTGATCGTTTTCCGATCAAAATTCAATCAAAACTATTATCTATCATGATGAATGATAATAAGCGTTATGCTTGAGGTTGATCGAAAGCGATGGTCGGCATTCCATTCCTGACACCAGATGGGACTGAAATGATAACATATGCTGTTGGACAACCAATGGGAGGTCGAACATCTTGATCGATGTTCACCATATCCCATCATATGGTTGTTCAATATGCAGCTTATTTATCAAATCAATTCCCAACTCGTGATTATATCCTTTTAGGTGATGACATTGTGATCAATGATGATCAGGTTGCATCACACTATAAAGATATAATCACGAAAATGGGTGTGGAAATATCTCAGAGCAAAAGTCATAAGTCTTACACGACTTATGAATTTGCAAAAAGATGGTTCCACAACGGAATAGAAGTATCAGGGGTACCAGTGAATGCAATTTTGCAAACAATTGGTAATCC